GTTACCAGCTCGCTGGTCGCCAAGGAAGCCTTGGCAATTCTCCAAAACATGCTTGGCTTTGCCAAGAACGTCAACCGTGACTGGGAAGATGAATTCACCGGCAACCAGTCGCGTGGTTATTCACCTGGCCAGACCATCAACATCAAGCGCCCCCCGCGCTACACCTACCGCGCCGGCCGCGTGTCGGTGCCGCAATCTACGGTGGAGACCACGGTGCCGCTGACGCTGAGCCAAGGCGGCACAGACCTGGCGTTTACCAGCTTTGAGCGCACTTTGTCTGTGCAGCAGTTTGAGCAAAAAATGCAAGCCGCTGTGGCTGCTGTGGTGAACGAGATTGACCGCCAAGGCCTTGACCTGGCTCGCCGCGCCACCTATAACGCCGTGGGCACTGTGGGCACTTACCCGACCACTCAGGCCACTGCCTTGGCAATTCTGACCCAAGGCCAGCAGAAGCTGGACGAGATGGCCGCCCCCCGCGACCGCCAGCGCAGCATTGTGGTCAACCCCGCCATGAACGCCAGCATTGTGCAGGGCTTGGCTGGCTTGTTCAACAGCGCCAGCACCATCGGCAAGCAGTACCAGTCGGGCATGTTTGTGGACGGGTTGGGCTTGAATGTGGCCATGGACCAAAACGTGACGCGCCACACCAACGGCACAGCAGTGGCCACCACCAACACTGTGAACGGCGCAAGCCAGACCGGCGCTACGCTGACGGTCAACGCCCTGAACGGCACAATGCCTGTGGGCACGGTGTTTACCATTGCCGGCGTGAATGCGGTCAACCCGCAGTCTCGCGCTGACACGGGCTCGCTGCAGCAGTTTGTGGTGACCGCAGCTGCCGCGTCTTCGGCCACCACGGTGAGCATTAGCCCGTCCATCACGCCAACCGGCGCTTTCCAGAACGTGACCGCATCGCCTGCCAACAGTGCGGCCATCACGACTTTGGGCGCTGCATCTGCCAGCTATGACGCCAATGTGATGTACCACAAAGACGCCTTCACGCTGGCCATGGTGCCGATGTTTGAGCCTTTGCCCAACACCGGCGCCAAGGTCACGCAAATGTCGGACGATGGTTTCACGGTCAAGGTCACGCAGTTTTACGACGGCGTGAACGACAACAACCTGATGCGCCTGGATGTGCTGTTTGGTTGGGCGGCCACTTACCCCGAGCTGGCTTGCAAGGTTGTGGCGTAAGCCGCAGCCCTTAACAACCTTTTGCACCCCTGCGGGGGTGTTTCCCTTCTTTTTTTAGGAACTATCATGACTGTTCTGCTTTCTCGCCCCTATGCGGGCGCTGTGTCTGGTTCGACCATCCAAGTTGCAACCAACGTTGAAACCGCTTTGATTGCCCAAGGTGTGGGCACGCTGGCATCAAGCTCTGCCTCTGCAGCACCCACCACCGGCGCCGTTACTTCGTCATTGAGTGCCGGCCGCGTGGCAATTGCCGCTGGCGCGTCTTCGGTCGTTGTGACCAACGCACTGGTCGACGTCAACAGCAAGGTTTTTGCGGTGATTAACCAGGCCGCTGCCGACACCACGTTGTTGCGGGTGGAGCGCATTGTGCCCAGCGCTGGGTCGTTCACGATCTACGGCACGGCCAATGCAACCGCCACTACGGTGATTGATTGGGTGCTGCTGCAAATCTCTGGCAACACCACACCAACCAACACTTGACCAGCACTTGATCATTTTTGATCATTTGAACCACTGCGGGGGCTTTGGCCCCTGCTTTTTTGGGGTGAAGCATGTTTGATGAGTTTCCAAAATGGGTGTACCCCGCCGGCATTCAAGAAGCCTATGCGCCCGGCGAAGAGCCGGTGCTGGTGCATGATGCCTTGGGCGAACTGGCGGTGCTGGGCCAGGCTATTGACGCCGCGCCCGACGCGATGCCCAAAGCCACGCCTGACGCCACCCCAGAAGCCACGCCCAAGCGCCGAGGCCGGCCGCCGAAAGATGCCGCATGACCACCGCCACACAGATCATTGAGCGCGCCTACACGGTCATTGGCTACAAAGACCCGGCCGAGGCGCTGGATGGGCAGGACGCCAATTACGCCCTGTCGGTGCTCAACGATTTGATTGACAGCTGGAACACGCAGACGCTGTACATCTACACCACCACCGAGGTGGTAGCGACCACCTCCGGCAAGCCGATCACCATCGGCCCGGCGCAGACGATTGCCACGCCGCGCCCGGTGCGCCTGCCCACGGGCAGCTTTGCGCGCATTAGCGGCATTGACTACCCCATCACTTGGCTGGACACCGAGCAGTACCAAAGCATTGTGCTGAAAAGCACCGCCGCCACCATCCCCATTTACGGCTTTTACGATGGCGGCGCGCCGACCGGCAACCTGTACTTTTGGCCGTACCAGACCACCGCCACCGAGTACCACATCCTTGTTGAGACGCAGCTGACGCAATGGACCGCGCTGGCCACCGACGTGACGCTGACGCCGGGCTACAACCGCGCCCTGGTTTACTCGCTGGCCGAGGAACTGGCACCGGGCCTGCGCGAGTTGTCGCCGCTGGTAATGAAAACCGCCGCCAATGCGCGCCGCGCCATCCGGCAGGCCAATGTGGTGGTGCCTACGCTTAAATACAGCGACAACGGCACCAGCCCGATTGCGCGCTTTTTGGCCGGTGTATGAAGGCGGCCATCCCGTTTATTGGCCCGAGTTACCAGGCGCGCAGCCTGAACGTGGACGCGCAGCGGGCGCTGAACTGCTACGTGGAGATGGACAACGCCAGCCCTCGAGCGCCCTTGGCGCTGTACGGCACGCCGGGACTGCGCCGGGTGGCCACCGCGACAAATGGCTTGGGCTGCCGGGGTGCCATTGCCGAGGGCGGCTATGCCTGGCTGGTGATGGGTGCCTATGTGTACCGCATGGACAGCAGCTACAACCTGACCAGCCTGGGCACGATTGGCACCAGCGCCAACCCGGTGGGCCTGGCCAGCAACGGGCTGGAACTGCTGATTGTGGACGGCGCATCGGGCTGGATTGTGAATGTGGCCGCCGCGACGTTGACGCAGATCACGGACGTGGATTTTCCGAGTGGCGTCAAGCGCGCAACCTATCAGGACGGCTATTTTGTTGTTTGCGGCGACGACTCTGAGCAGTTTTACATCAGCCAGTTGCTCAATGGCGGCAGCTGGGATGGGCTGGATGTTGCCAGCGCCCAAGGCGCGCCCGACAACACCATCGGCGTGATTTCTGACCACCGCGAGCTGTGGCTGTTTGGCAATACCTCGGCTGAGATTTGGATCAACACCGGCAATGCGGATTTCCCGTTTGAGCGCACCGGCAATGCGTTTGTGGAAGAAGGCTGCGCCTCTGCCGCCACGGTAGCCAAGGCCGACAACACGGTGTTTTGGCTGGGTGCGGATGACCGGGGCAGCGGCATTGTGTGGCGCGCCAATGGCTACACGCCGATTCGCATCAGCACCCATGCGGTAGAGACCGCTTTTGCCGGCTACACGCTGAGCGACGCTTGGGCCATGACTTACCAGCAGGAGGGCCACAGTTTTTACGTGCTGACCTTTCCGACCAGCGGCAAGACTTGGGTGTATGACGCCGCCACGCAGCTGTGGCACGAGCGCGGCTACCGAGACACCACCACCGGTGCCATTGGCCAGTGGCGCGGGGCTGGGCATTGCATGCTGGGCGGCCTGCACATCGTGGGCGACTACCTTGACGGCCGCATTTATGTGCTGGACTTGGACTACTACACCGATGACGGCGACGCCATTGTGAGGCTGCGCGCGGCACAGACCCAGGCGCAGTTGCAAAGCCGGCTGTTTTACAGCAGCCTGCAGGTGGACATGGAAACCGGCGTGGGGCTGGTGAGCGGCCAAGGCAGCGACCCGCAGCTGATGCTGCGCTACAGCAGCGATGGCGGCCACACCTGGAGCAGCCTCAAAACCGCCACCGTGGGCAAGATTGGCGAGTACAGCGCGCGCTGCAAGTTTGGCCGGCTGGGCGCGGGGCGCAACCGGGTGTTTGAGATCAGCATGAGTGACCCGGTGAAATTTGCCGTGATGGGCGCCATTGTGGACGCCGAAGAGGGCAGCGCATGAAGGGCAGCGCATGACCACGCTCAATCTGTTCCCGGCGCGCATTGCCTTTGTCAACCCGGACGGCACCCTGACCACCGAAGCTTACCGGGCGCTGCAAGTGCTGTTTGCCCGGGTGGGTGGCGCGCTGGGCGACAACGGCACCGATGTGTTCAATAACCAGATTGTGATGGGCCAAGCGGCCGACAACCCGGCGGTGACCGACATGCTGCTGCAAATGGCGCAGCCTGACACCCTGCTGCCCGATTTGATGCAGGCCACCACGCAAGACACGCTGCTGCCCGACTTGATGCAGACCGGCGGCGTGATGCGGCCGACCGCTTCGGGCGGGGCGGTGGCGGCCACAGGTGCCACCAACATCACGCCCTACGGCTACACCACCGCAGCGCAAGCGGATGCAATTGTGACCCTGCTGAACAACATCAGGACATGCCTGATTGCCAACGGCTTGATGACCTAAAGGACAACCATGCAACGATTACCCAAACGCCTGGTGGACGGCAGCCAACTTACCACGAGTGCCGCCACCTACTACACGGTGCCGGCCAACACGGTAACTACCATTTCAGCCTGCACGCTGACCAACACCACGGCCGGCGCAGTAACAGCCACGGTGTACCTGGTGCCAAGCGGCGGCTCGGCCACCACCAGCAACGTGATTTTGTCGGCGCGCACTTTGGCGGCCGGCGAGAGTTTTAACGTGGGCTCGGCCATTGGGCAGAGCATGGCCGCTGGCGGCACCTTGCAGGCGCTGGCCGGCAGTGCGACCAGCATTGCGCTGGTGGCATCGGGCTATGAGACCAACCCATGAGGCTGAAGTACGGCTCGGGCGTGTTCCCGGCAGCACCCGCAAGGCCGCCGATGCGCGCCCGGGTTGAGGCGCTGCAGGCTGAACTGGCCAAGCTGCCGCAGTTTGAGCCCGAGACCCGGCATTATTTTCATGCCGGCATGTACTGCCGATCGGTGTTTCGCCCAGCTGGCGTGCTGGTGGTGGGCAAGGTCCACAAAAAAGAGCATTTTTACGTGGTGGCCTCGGGCACGGTGGCTGTGACTACGGATGACGGCATGCAAGAGATTACCGGCCCGGCTGTGCTGCTGAGCCGGCCCGGCACCAAGCGCGCGGTGCTGGCCCTGACCGACGCCACCTGCCTGACTTTTCATGTGACGGACGCCAAAACGCCAGAGGCGGCAGAGGTGGAACTGGCAGAGGCGGATGAACTGAGCCCCTTTGGCATCGGAAATCAATTGAAACAAGAGGTGTTGTCATGACATTTTGGAACGCTGGCGCAATTATCGGCAGCAGTTTATTAGGGGCAAATGCAGCCGGCAACGCGGCCAGCACGCAAGCCAATTCAGTCAACCAGGCCACCGCCTTGCAAAAGGCAATGTTTGACAAGCAAAACGAGCTGCAAGCGCCGTTTCGGGCGGGTGGTTTGTCAGCGCAAAACCGGCTGATGGAGTGGCTGGGTTTGCGGCCAGTAGGCGGCCAAGCCGGTCAGACTGGTGCGCCAAGGTCTGAGGCTGAGCTGCGGCAGTCTTTGCTGGCGCAGTACACCCGGCCAAGCCAAACCATATCAAGCGGAGGCGCGCAGGGCGGGGATTATGAAACTACCGTGCCTGGCGGCGTTGACGAGGCTGGCTTGTCTGCGGCTATAGCGGCCGGCCGCCAGCGCGAACAGACGGCGTATGACCAAAATCAACAATCAGCCACGCCCAGCGCTGATTTTGGCAAATACGCGCGCGATTTTTCCATGGCCGACTATCAGGCAGACCCGGGTTATGCCTTTCGCTTGCAGCAAGGCCAGCAGGCCATTGAACGCTCGGCGGCGGCCCGGGGCGGCCTAGGTGGTGGCCGCATGGCCAAAGACCTGACCAACTACGCCCAAGGCGCGGCGAGCCAAGAGTACGGCAACGCGTACAACCGCTACCAGACCAACCGGGCAAACCAGCTGAACCCGCTACAGTCTTTGGCGGGTGTGGGCCAGACGGCCACCGGGCAGATGCAAACAGCTGCGCAAAACTACGGCACCAACGCCGGCAACAACGCCATGGCCGCAGGCAACGCCAATGCGTCGGGCTACATCGGCCAGGCCAACGCCATCAGCGGCGGGGTGGGGCAGGGGTTGAATTACTACCAGAACCAGAACATGATAAACCGACTGTTCCCGCAGGCCGGCTCCGGTTATGTGCCGCCGATTCAGGACGGGGGTTATTACGCTGGCACGGGCAGTGCCTACGGCGGCCAACGGGCGGGGCAGTGACCATGATTGACTCTTCCATCGCCATGGGCTACAGGCCCGTTCAGATCGAAAACCCAATGAACCAGCTGGCGCAATTGCTGCAGATCCAGCAGGCGCAAAAGCAGGGCCAGTTGGCTGACCTGAACATGCAAACGGTTCAGCGCGGGTTTGATGAGCAGAACAAGTTGCGCGACTATTTTGCCAGCAACGACCCCAAGAGCGAAAATTTTGCGCGTGGCCTGTACGGCATTAGCCCTGACAAAGGCATGGCTTACGACAAGGCACAATTTGAAAGGCAAAAAGACCAGGCTGAGATTGACTCCAAAAAAGCCGCCACCGACAAAACCCGCTCAGATATTGTCGACAGCAAGCTCAAACAGTCGCGCTCGCTGTTGGATGGCGTGCAAACGCCCGAGCAGTACCTGGCTTGGCACCAAGGCAACCACGCCGACCCCGTGCTAGGGCCAATGCTGGCGGCGCGCGGCGTGACCGTAGACACCGCACGGGCGCAAATCAATCAAGCATTGTCTCAACCGGGCGGTTTTCAGCAGTTGCTGCAACGCTCGGCGCTGGGGTTGGAAAAGTTTACTGAGCTGAACAAACCAACTTACCATACGCAAAACTTGGGAGACCGCACCAATTTGTTGGCTATGCCAGGCTTGGGTGGTGCGCTCTTTACGGTCAGCAGCGAGGCCATTAACCAGTCGCCTGACAACAGCGCTACAAACACCACATCTCGCTTAAACAATGCCAACACAAACGAAACATTGCGCCTAAACAACACCGCCACAAATGACACATCGCGTGCAAATAACACCGCAACGGTGGGGGCATCCGTTGACAACAGCATAAGATCTGACGACCGTATCCGTTTCGAAGGCGGCTTAAATCGAGAGCAGGCGCTGTTAATTGCCAACAAGCCAACCTACCAGACGCAAAACACGGGCAACAACACATCCATATTGTCATTCCCTGGTTTGGGTGGCGCACCCGTAACAGTGGCCAGCGCGGCCATTAATCAATCACCCGACAGCGCTGCCTCCATAGCCAATGCGGCGCGCACGGCCAACATGACGGACGCACGCACCCGGTCAGAAGGGGCGCTCAATCGCGGTGTCACGGTGGCCGGCCAAGACAAGTTGGACGCACGCGCCCGGGATCTGAACCAGATTACTGCCGACAACAAACCCTTGACTGAGGGGCAATCAAAGTCGGCGTTGTTTGGCTCGCGCATGCAAATGGCGAACACCATTTTTGACACGCTGGAGAAGGCCGGCACCACCACCTCAACGCCTGGCATGAACAGCGGCTATGGGGTTGGCAATGTTATCAGCGCCCTGTCCAGCGCCGATCAGCAACAGTTGATGCAGGCAAAACGGGACTTTTTGAACGCCGTGTTGCGCCGTGAGTCTGGCGCGGTCATTGGTGAGTCAGAGTTTGTCAACGGCGAAAAACAGTATTTCCCGCAGGTTGGCGACACCAAGCAAGTGATTGCCCAAAAGAGGGCCAACCGCGAAGCCGCCATGCGCGGTGTGCTGGTGGATGTGCCAGCACCGCGCCGGGCTGAGATTGTGAAAGAGATAACAGGGGCGTCAGTGTTGCAGTCTGGAACAGGCGGCTTTAAATACTTGGGCAAGGAGTAAATATGGCACGGTATCGCGTTCAAGGCCCAGATGGGGCGGTGCATGTGTTTGAGGGGCCAGACAACGCCTCGCCTGCCGAGGTGGAGGCTTTTGCCGCCACCACATTTGGCAAACCCCAAGCCCCCGCGTATGACCCGACCGAGGGTATGTCGGGCTTTGATAAGTTTGCCGCTGGTACAGGAAAGGCCATTGTGGACACAGGTCGAGGCTTGGGCCAAATGTTTGGCCTTGTTAGCCGGGAGGAAGTGGAGGCAGCGCGCAAACAGGATGCCGCCTTGATGAACTCTGGGGCCGGCGCGACCGGCAACTTTGTCGGCAATTTGGCCATGATGCTGCCAACGGTTGCCATACCAGGCGCCGCCACTTTGCGTGGCGCCTCTGCCATTGGGGCATTACAAGGCTTTATTCAGCCCTCTACCAGCACCAAAGAAACTTTAGAAAACACAGCGCTAGGCGGCGGGCTCGGCGCAGGTGGTGTGGCTGCTGGAAGGCTTGTGTCTGGCGTTTACCAAGGCGGCAAAGCGCTGATTGAGCCATTTACTCAAAGTGGCCGAGAAAAGATTGCCGGGCGCGTTATTCAGCGCTTTGCCGACGATCCCGCCAAGGTTGCCGCCGCGCGTGGCGGCAGGTCTATCACTGGCGCAACCCCCACCCTGGCAGAAGAAACCGCTGACGCCGGCATGGCACGGCTGCAGGACTCCTTGCGCTCAGTTGACCCACAAATTGCAGGGCGCATTGATATGCGCTTGGCTGACAACAACGCAGCCCGGGTCGAGGCGCTGCGCGGCCTGACCGGGGCTGACGGCGGGCGAGATTTTGCCGTGCAAATGCGCAGCGGCACCACCAAACCCCTGTATGACGCTGCCACGTCGCTAGGAATTGATTTTGCTACCTTGTCACCCGCTCAAAAAGGCGAAATGACCAAGATCATGCAAATGCCTGCTGTACAAAATGCTCTTGGTGGTGCGCGTGAGAATGCGGCTAACTTTGGCATGAAGCAGGGTAATGACGGAAGTATTGCTGGCTTGCACCAAGCCAAGATGGCGATGGACGACACGCTGCGAGATTTAAAAAACCAAGGCCTTGCAGACTCAAACAAGGCTCAAGCCATCCGTGCAGCCAAAGATCGGCTGGTGACATTCATGGACAGCATGACCGGCGGGGCATACGGTGAGGCGCGGCAGACGTTTGCCGACATGTCAAAGCCTATCAACCAAATGGATGTGGTGCAAGCCATTTTGAACAAAGGCACGTCATCCACGGCTGACCTTGCCGGCAACCCGCGCTTGATGCCAAATGCGCTGACCTCAATCGTTAAAACGCCGGAGGCTGAAGCCGCCATCATCAAACAAGCCACAGGCGGCAAGGCCGGCGCCAATCGGTTGGCTGACATTTTGACGCCAGAGCAAAATAGCTTGGTGCAGGCGGTTATCAATGAGGTTGACCGCGCCGGAGCGGTGGCGCGGGCTGGCAACGGCCCCGGCTCGGCCACCGCTCAGCGCATGGCGTCGCAGAATGTGTTGCGGCAGCTGGTTGGGCCGACTGGCCTGCCCAGTTCTTGGGCTGAATCTGCCTTTGCCAACACAGCCATCGGCAAGCCGCTGAACCTGCTGTACGGCGGGGTGGCTGAGCCAAGGATTCAGCAGGCCTTGGCAGAGGCCGTGCTAGACCCGACCAGAGCAAAAGCCGCATTGCAGGCAGCGCAAATGCAAGGCTTCAGGATCCCGCAAAACGCCATGACCGAGCTGCTTGCCAACGCCGCCAGAACTTCACCGGCATCACTTGCGGTCTCGCAGCCAAAAGGGCGGTGAGTAAAGGATTTTTTTCCACTTACCGTCCGGAATAATTTTCCACAGCAAGCGGGAAATTACCCACGCAACCATAAAAAACGCAACGGCAAAAAACGGCTTGAGCAGCACAGCAAGTAACCAAGTCATCCCCAATCATAGCCCTGCGGCTCACCCCGCAGGGCTTTTTTGTTTGAGAAAGCACCATCATGGCCTCTTTGATGCCCCAGGGCAAGCAGCAGTACGTCAGCAGCACCGGCGCACCGCTGGTGGGCGGCAAGGTCTACACCTACGCCGCTGGCACCACCACGGCGCTGGCCACCTACACCGACGCAGGCGGCGGCACGCCCAACACCAACCCGGTGATTTTGAACAGTCGCGGCGAGGCGTCGATCTTTTTCAGCAACAACGTGTACTACAAGATCGTGCTGAAAGACTCAGCGGACGCCACCATTTGGACGCAAGACAATCTGCCCGGCAACCTGGCTTTGGCGGCTTTGGCCGCATCGGGGGGCTCGGCGCTGGTTGGATTTTTGCAGGCAGGCACCGGAGCCGTGGTTACGACTGTGCAGGCGAAGCTGCGGGAGAGTGTGAGTCCAGAAGACTTTGGCGCCATTGGCAATGGAATTGCTGATGACAGCGGGGCATGGAATCTTGCTCTTGCTCAACTTGTAAACGGCGGCTCTCTTAACTGCAAACCAGGGGCAAGATACTACTTTGCAAGTCAAGTTACGGTTACCGGCCCATCTCGAAATAAGATAGCGATTTTTGGTTACGGAGCAAGGATCACGACAACGGGGGCAATCTCAGGGCTGGCAATCACTGCGGGGAATAGCGCCTCCGGTGGGACAACGATATATGGACTAAATATAGACCATCAAAATAATGCCACTGCCACTGCTGGTTTTGATATTTATGCTGCTTGGTACACCAAACTGGTTGATTGTGCGGTGTACGCTGAGAATAACGCAGCAACATATGCAACAGTCTTAGTCCGTAATGGTACACCGGCTAATGATGCCACCGGGTCTTTCTGGACGCAGTTAGATAACTTTATTGCCTATGGCGTATCTGATAACATTCCTTATGGTGTCATTCTGCGCGGGTCATCTAATGCTACAACTATTCGCGGCGGTGCGTTAAGTGGGTGCCTTACTCCAATTCGTTTAGAACCCCACACCGGACAAAATACCACACCCAATGGCGCAGTTATTGATGGTGTTTCGTTTGAAGTGTTTACGACTGCCATAAGCCTCTTTAGTAACACAGGAAATGACTCAATTAGGGGGGCGCGCATTACAAACTGCCGCGCTGAAAGTGGAACTACTTTTGTTAGCTTGGACGGAACTAATGTGGCTCAATCGCCCGTTCCGCTGTGGCTGTCTGGAAACTACAACATTTCTAGTGTCACAACGTACCTAAACAATCCAAATTCTCTTTACGTTAATTGCTGGGATTTTGCTATTACCCCGATTCTTGAGCAACAACCCCAAGTTATTTCTCCGGTAGCAGTGCGGATTCAAGGTACTGATACAACAAAAGACATTTTGGAACTTCGCACTGCGGGTGTTGGGGATCATGGATTGGCACTGCTGGAAATAGACCAAACTCCACTTGGTTGGTTTCGTTATGTTGCCTCGGGAATACTGGAAATTGCAGCTCGGGCAACTGGAGTTTTTCTGTATTTTGCCCGTGTTGGGGGGATTAGTCTTACAACGACAAGAGCAAAAAATCTTAGAGGCGAAAGATCATTCTCAGCTTCCGCAACCACTGTTGTAACATTTGGTTCCGCTGAAGCAGATGCTAACTATTACGTTGCACTTGGTGGTCGCGCTAATGAAACTTTTTGGATAACAGGCCAAGGCACAGGGGGCTTTACGATCAACTCCAGCAATGCCACATCAAATGCGGTGGTTATGTGGATATTAATTCGATAAAACATTAGCATGACCCACACCGCCACCGGCCTAATCCTATGACTGTTATTCTTCAACTCCTAAAATCCCGCACCGTCTGGTTTGCTTTGCTGCTGGCCGTACTCAGCATTGTGCAAGGCTACGTTGCCCTGTTGCCCATTACGCCGGTGCAACAGATGATTGTCGGCTGCGCCATCGCGGTGGCAATCACGCTGTTGCGGATCATCACGACTCAACCCATCTCCGACAAATAACCCCGCCCGGCCCTACTCACCAACCCGCTCAATGCGGGCTTTTTTACGTCCAAGGAACCCCATGGCAGACCCTGCAGAGCGTTGGCATTTGAAGAAAGAGATCCAGCTCAGCCACCTGATCAGTACCGCCGTCATTGCAATCTCTGCGGTGGTCTACATCGGCAAGATTGAGCAGCGGCTGAGCGTGGTGGAGACCCAGCTGATTGCTCAGCGCGAATCGTCCTCGCTGCTGCGCCAGCAGCTCGAACGCATGGACGCCAAGCTGGACCGGCTAATTGAGAGGGATTACAAATGATTTCCGCACTGGTGAGCTTCTTGGGGGGTAGTGTGTTCCGCATGCTGTGGGGCGAACTGAGCGCTTGGCTGACCAAAGCGCAAGACCACAAACACGAGCTAGACCGCATGCACCTACAGGCCGAGCTGGACCGGGGCCAGCATGAGCGCAACATTGAGTCTATCCGGGTGCAGGCCGAGCTGGGCGTCAAGACCATTCAGGTGCAGGCAGAGGCCGCCATCGGCGAGCTGGAGGCGCAGGGCTGGGTCGAGGCGGTCAAGGGCACCACCAAGACCGTGGGCATCAAGTGGGTGGACGCTTGGAACGCTGTTATCCGGCCTGGTGTGGCAACTTGGGCGGTGCTGATGATGACCGCCGGCGAGCTGGGCTTGATGTTGCTCAGCGACAACACCCTGGCCGTGACCGGCGCGGCTTTGGGCATTTACTTGGCAGACCGTAACCTGATGAAGCGCGGCAAGTGATTGAGCAAGCCCTGCCCATCGCGCTGGCACTGATGCGCCGGTTTGAGGGTTTTTACCCCAAGCCGTACCTGTGCCCAGCCGGCGTGCCGACCATCGGCTACGGCAGCACTTACTACCAAGACGGCACCCGAGTCACCCTGACCGACCCGGCCATCAGCCGCGAGCGCGCCGAGGCGCTGCTGCTTGCCACGGTGCAGGCCGTCTACCTGCCGGCCGTACTCAAGCTCTGCCCCGGCCTAGACCACCCCGACCGTCTGGCCGCGCTCATCGACTTTACTTACAACCTGGGCGGCAGCGCCCTGAAGGGCAGCACCCTGCGCAAGCGCGTCAATGCTGGCGATTGGGACGCCGTGCCGGGTGAGCTGCGCAAGTGGGACAAGGCGGGTGGGCGCGTGCTGCGCGGCCTGACGATTCGGCGCGAGGCCGAGGCGGCATTAATTTAACGAACATGAAAGGGGTGGCGTGATGGCTGACGAAATCCGCGCAACGCCGCGCAACAAAGTGCTGGGCCTGCTGGCCGACACATTGCAAAGCGGCAGCAACTTTGCGTCCAAGCCGTTTGGCTACGACAACCCGCCAGTGCGCGGCCTGCTGGATCTGTTTGGCTTGCCAGCCATCACCAACACGCTTAACGAGCTGAGCTACGGCGGCGCGCTGGGCACCGGCTCGGGCATGACCTACCGGCCCAAGGCCGACACGCTGGATGCAGCTATGGCGGTAGCGCCGTTTGGCCCCCAGGCAGCTGCAATGGCGCAACGTGGCTTGCTGGCCACCGGCAAGACTATGGGGCCAGTGGCGGCACAGGTGGCTGAAAATTATCTCAACAGAATTGGGATGATGCCTGGCGTGGTGGAGGGTGGCGGGGCGCGTGGCGCAAAAGCATCCAACGCGCGCCAGGCCGAGGTGTCTCGCAGCAGCCGCCGGGTGGGCACCACCGGTCAATATGTGGGCGCCCCGCCGGGCGTTGATTCCCCGCAAGCGCTGGGCGCCATGGTCAACAACTACGTCAGAGGCATGGAGGAGGGTTTACCTGGGCGCAATTTTTACACCGACTCCAGCCAAGACATTTGGGCTCGCACTGGTCAAAACATGACCGAGTCAGACCTGTTGGCTCAAAACATTGCCACGCTGAGTCGCGCCAACAATGTGGCCGGCAACACCTCCATGTCGGCCAAAGCGCACATCCAAGCAGCCACCGGTGATGCGGTTAACACTGGGCGCTTTCCAAGCAAAGACTCGCCACCCTTGCAGGCCATGTACGATGCTGGCCAAGCCGAGTACCTCGGGCACAAGCGTGATCCGTTTGCCACCCAGCTCGGTGTTGAATACGCGCCAGAGCGTATTGGCCGCGGCGTCAACGACATGCACGAGGCTGAGCTGATGGGTTACCCATCGGGGAAAGTGGCAGGCGCAACTCAGCATGATTTCATGGACGAAATACGCAGTCGCGCTATTGCCAGGGCCAACGCCACCAGCCTGGGCGGCTTTAATGACTGGAACACTGGCAATGCTCAGGCAGCCGCCTGGACTGGCAACAAAATTCGCCGCGGCGATTTGTCACCTGGCGATGCCGCTCGGTCCTATGCAGACTACTTTCCGTTACACGAAGCCAACGCCACTTACGAGGCCGTCAGCTCCCCCGTAACCGGGCATCTTCAGGGCTTGCTGGACGCCCCGTTTGATGCGCGAAAGGCGTACACCATGGATCCGCGAGGATCTTGGAACACTTCAGCATCGGGCCGTGACATTGGTTATACCGCCGCCGGCATGTTACCGGGCGAGACGGTGGCAACGGTTGGTCGATTTAAGGACAGCGCCAACCCTGCTTTTGTAGCGCGGCCAGTCACAGGCACGCAGACCGCGGCTGACGGCACGCGAGTGATGACGCCGGGCTCAGACAAAGCCCTGACCGCTGTGGAGGCTTCCAGGGCTTATTTTGACGCCCAAGAGGCTGGGGCATGGCATCGCCTATTGCCTGCAGAAAATGCTGCCGCTTACAGCGGAGCTGGCATCAACTTTGGGCGGCCTTTTACTCGGGCCGACATGGAAAAAGTAGCCCCCCTGTTTGAGGCAAAAGGCTACTACTTGGCCAGCGCGCCAGATGGCCTGACGGTGATGGCCAACGACAGCACCAAGACCGGCAAAGACTTTGCGGCAGAAGTGCGGGGAATTTTGAAAGCAAACAAGGATGTTTTTGCTGGTGCTGGCGTTGATTTTGGCGCACTGAAAAGCAACTACATTGACTACGGCGGCGCTTGGCAAAGCGGCACGCCGGGAGCGGTTACCAATGAAATGCTGAAATACCTTGATGCAGCGCCAAAAACTGCCGGCCTGCTAGACGCCAGCCAAGGCTACCGTAACACGGTCTTGGCGCGTAATGCGCGAGATGCCGAAGCCGCCAAAGCTGGCTATGGCGTCAGCCGGCCAGACATGGAGCGCGCCCGCCAAATTTTTGCCAAAGACGGCTACGAGGGGCTGCGCCGTGCTGCCGCGGCAGGTACAGTGCCGGCGGCCGCCATGGTGTTCTTTGGTCAGGATGGCGCCAGCACGCCAGACTGAGTGCTGCTTGCCGGCGGGTTTGCCTTTTGATGGGCAATCTGCCGCGGCAGCGCGCACATGGGCTTGCTGAACACCCACATCAAATGGTCAGCGCGTATTTCCCAGCGCTCATCGTGCCGGGTTTTGCGCCAATCAATTTCAGCTTGACTTTGGACTTTTTTCATCGCCATCACTCCTCACAGCTTAGCCGCCAGATCGCTGGCGGTCGGGTTGAAATAAATCATGGAATGGCGAGGATCCCGCCAGCCGAACATTTTGCAAAACTCCATCAGGTTCAGCCGCCCGGTGCTGCCGATCCAGGTGGCTGCGGTGTGCCTGGTGTCGTGCCAGACGCAGCCGCTCACCCCGGCCCGGGTCTTGGCCGCCCTGAACAGCACATCAATGTTGCCGGCTTTGGTGCGGTACACCAGGTCGGTGCTGTAGCCTCGCATCTTCTCCAGCAGCCGCCGCGCCTTAACTGACAGCGGCACATCACGCGAGCTGCCGTTTTTGGTGTCGTGCAGACGCACATAGTCGGGCGACACATCGGCCCAGCGCAGGCCGGCCAGCTCGCCCTGGCGCATGCCCGTGCGCAGCGCCAGCAGCATGGCGTGAGCCACGGCGTGCCGGGGCAGGGTGCGGCCAGGGTAACCCAGCGCCCGCAGCAGGCGTTTGATCTCATTCAGGCTCAGCACCCGCTCCCGGTGTGGGGGCGCGGTAGGCTTGCGCACATCCTTGGCCGGGTTCACGATCAGCCATTTCCATTCTTTGCGGCACTGCTCAAACACCGCGCTGAGTAGCTTCATCTCGCGCAGCACCGACGCCGGGCCAACCTGCAGCAACCGCAGATCACGCCATTTGACAACATGGGCCGTGGTCAGCTTGTCCAGCATCACCCGGTCAAACTCCCGCCCCAGCTTGGTCAGTCGCACCACCTCCCAGCGCTCGCCTTTGTGGTCTGGCGACACCTCGCGCGCGTAACGGTCAAAAGCGTCCTGCACTGTGCGGATGCTGCCCTCACGCCCCTGGGCCATGGTTTGCAGGTCAATCTCACGCTGAGCGGCCCAAAGCTGCGCCTCGCGCTTGGTGTCAAACGTGGCAGAATCTCGACTTCCCTTGACCTGGAGCTGGACCCGATAGCCCTTTGCTGTTTTTTGGATCGAGGACATGGGAATCGCGTGGGGGAATTTTGGGGGAATCGGTTCAGGAAATGTACTATTTTGCCCCAAAACGCCCCCAGAATCCCCCAAAAGAAAAGCCGTTTTCACTCTGTACAGAAGAAAACGGCTTAAAAAGGTGGTGCCCAGGAAGGGACCCGTTTCTATAGCTACAGCGGTCATTTTGGGGGAATTTTGGGGGGATTGGGGACAATTTAGCCCCTTTCCCAAGCCACCACTTCAGCTCTAACCCAGCGCCCTCGAACCCGCTGCGGGATCTCCTTTCGGCGCTCCATGGCCAACAATGTCTGCCCGGTGACGCCATACCGGCCTTGCATTTCGGCCTGCTCAATAAACGGCGTCAGGTTAGCCACCAAGGTGTTGACGGTCTCGCGCAATTGGCGCAGCTCTAACAGTGCTTCGTCAGTCATTGTTGCGCTCCTTCAGTTTGGTTTCCACAGTACGGGCAAAACCCGGTGTTACTCCTCCAGACTGATACCAACAACTGTCAATCTCATCATCCGTCAGCCCTACCCACGGGCGCTTAGGTGGACAAATCCAGCCCTCACACTCTTCACGTTCTGTAGCTTCGCAATGTATGCAAGCACCGTTTACAAACTTGCAAGGCTTTACTTCTTGTTCAGTCATGTGTTGCGCTCCTTCAGAATCTGTTGAGCCACATACATGCCAGCATGAAATGCCAGCTTCATTTTTGACGCAATCATGGCGGACTCTCTGTTTACATCTTCATCCGTCAGCCCTACCCACTGGCGCTGTGCTGCGGGTGGGGTGTCATATACAGGCAGAGTTCCGAACAGCTTTGCCACCGGCTCCTGCTCTGGCTGCTCCAGTGCTGCTTTCAGGTCGGCGATGGCTTCTTGCGTTGCTTTTTGACCGCGAAAGCTGTCCACAAAAATCGCTGCTGATTTCAACGCCTCCAGCGCCTGCTGCATTACTTCTCTGTTGCTCATTTCATACTCCTTCCAATTTCAGCCGCTGCCCTTGTGATGGCTCTGCGGGTTGCCGCGTAGGGACCGGTGTCATAAAGTTCTTGTGCAATGTGGTGAATTGGGGGAATACGACCCCCTGCGATATGCGCCTCAACGGATGACGGGTGAAAAAACACATCTAGTTTCAGTTGTACCGCCAGCCGCAGCGCATCGCCATCGTCTTCAAGTGGGTTCCACTGGTTAAATTCAATCCGCAGCTTTGCCTCTTCTAGCCCGCAAGCCTTTGACGCCAGTTCAAGTAGTTCACGGTCAGTCATCACATCCCCTCATCGGCCAGTGCTTCGGCCAAGATTAAGAGAAACACACAGCGCTGTTCTTCGGTGCTATCCGAATAGCCATTTCCCCCTAATAAGGTGACTTGGAGGTAGGGAATGTCAGCACCGTGAAAGTCATCTGTTAGTGCCACATCCCGCAGCGCCGTGCTGATCGGGCCGTATTGGAGATGCGCGTCATCCGGGTGGATGCGGTAGTCCGTAAAAACATCGGCTAAATAAACAGCGATGGCAGGCACCCATGTGTCTTTGTATCCAGCTTCAATCCTTGCCCCACGGGCGGCTGCGTGTAGTAAGCGACTCATGTGTTTCCCCTTGCTCTTATGGCGACAGCGCCTGCATCGCGGCTTGTCTCAGTTGTTCAGCCATCACGCCACCACCAACCGCGTTGCGCTCACCAGCCGGCAGCCAGCCACCTCGCGCCCAGCTTTCAGCTCAACTTTGATGGCGGTCTTGTCCACTGAGTACGCCACCCGCAGCAGCTCTTTGGGCACCTGGGCTTCGTCAAACACCTCCACGCTAGCCGGGTTGATCCGGATGCTGATGTCAAACAGCGGGCACTCAATGCGATGGATGCCGGCCTGCTCCATGTTGTGCTTCAGGTAGTCCCGCAGGCCGGCGGCAATGCGCTCATGGCGCTTTTTGAGGGCTTGCAGCCGCGCGATCTCGGTCTCAATGGCTGGCACATACTGCTCGGTGGTTTTGGCCACCATCAGCACGCCCTGGGCTTTTTGCTGGATCTCATCGGTCAGGCCGGACGCCTCGATGGTGTCGGCCACGGTCTCGGCGTCCAAATCCAGGTTGGCAAGGCGCTCGGCCAGTTTCCGGTATTGGCCGGCTAAGTCATACAGTGCGGTCATGTCAGTTCCTTAGGTGTGGGGTGGGGTGTTTTTCTGGTCTAAAATGGGATGTCATCGTCCATATCATCAAACCCGCTGCCGGCCAGTGCAGGCTGCGCTGCTTTGGCAGCAGGCGCTGGCCGCGCCGTAGCCGCGCTGCCTGCCGCCTGGCCACCGATCAACTGCACATCCAGCACCCGCGCCACCAGCTTGTGGCCTTCGCCGGCCTTGCCTTGGTAGGTTTCGATGTGTACATCCTCCAGCGTCACGCCAATTTGGTCGCCTTTGCGCAGGTAGGGTGCCAGCGCCTCGGCGCGCTTGCCCCACAGGGCCGCGTCGACCCACTGGGTGGGCTGCTTGCCGTCTTGGCCCTTGCGGCCGTAGCTGAATGCCAGGCTCAGGCTGGCCACCGCCTCGCCCTGGGCGGTGAACCTGACCTCTACATCGCGCCCGATCCGGGCCACGCCAAATGATTTCATGCTGGTACTTTCTGAGTGAGTTGATGGGTGCGCGCGTCATAGGCAGCTTTGAGGTCAGGTCGGCCTTCGTCGTTAGCCATCTTCCAGGCTGCGGCAAAGTGGTTTTTAAGGCTGGCCACATCAGGCGCGGCTTCAATGGCTTTGATGTAGTCCATGAGGGCGTAGTGGTTGCCGGCCCAATCAACGTATTTGCTGTCGTCCCACATGCCACTGAAAATGTCGCCAGCAAAGCCAATCATGGACAGGCACTTAACCATGGCGTCGGTTACTGACTTTTTGCCAGCGTCCTCATCCACCACCATGCCGTTTTTGCTCATGTAAGCGGCTTTGGTGCCGCCCATCTGGTCAAAGGTGTCGCTGCGCACGCCGTGCAGCACATACCAGATTGACACCACTGCAACATGCAGTACGTCATGCTCTGTCAGGCGCTCAAAGCGTTCAGACTTGACTGTGACCCCCCAGCCCAAACCCACCGGGCCAAAGACCTCTGTGGCGCGCTGGATCAACCAATACGGCTTGGGGCTGTTGCCCTTGTAGGGTTTGCCGGTGATGGCTTTGACGGCGCTGGGGTTGGTTACGCA